AATATATTATCAGAAGATGAGGTGAATCTGGTAATTTCAATGTTATTGAAAAAATATAAGAAAAGTATTGAGCAATATCAAAAGGAATTGAATGAATGTATTAATGAAGAAGTTTTGAAAATAACGGAAACATTAAAAGAGTTGGATAATAATAGTAAAACAGAGAATAAGTAAGTGAAAGGAGAAAATTATTTATGTCAGAAGAAGTAATTAAAATTTTAGATGCTCTTACAGAAAAGTTTGGTCTTGCAATTGATTGGACTTCGGCAAATGTACTTCCATATTTACAGCAACTATGTGGTAAGTATGTTACATATGAAATTGCAACAAGTGTTGTGTGGATGTTAATTGGTATTTGTCTACTGTTCATTGGAAAATATGTGATTGGAAAGGCAAAATACTGTTGGGGAAAGTACAAGGAAGACTGGCGTTCGGATTATGATATGGCTACTGTTGGACTTGGAATCTTGGCAGGATGTGTAATTGTTGGAGGAATTATTATGATTTTATATCAGACATTTGATATTGTTACATGCATTACATTTCCTGAAAAGGTTATTATTGAAGAACTACAGTCTGTTTATTCGAGTTTAAAATAAATCACTGTTTCATGCGAGATTCGAGGAGGTGAGAAATGGATACGCAGCTATGTAAAGCAAAGAGCATTAGTAGTGGTCAATGGGTTTGTGGATATTATGTAAAAGGTTTAGATATGTATGACAAAGAAGTTCATCTAATATTTGAACCTGCCACGATATTTTATTCTAGTGGCGAAACAGATGGTTTTGAAGAAGTAGATCCAAAGACATTGTGTAGATGTATAGGCAGCCATGATAAGAATGGTAAGTTAATCTTTGAAAACGACATTCTAAACGGAAAATTATATAATGTAGTATCTTATGGAAATGGTGAGAATGAATTTCTCGGAATGAATGTTGGTTGGTATGTTCAGAGAGATAACTTTGAATCATGGTGTGAATTAAATGATTTAGAAATGTATGAAGTAACAGGAAATATCTTAGATAATATCTAATTAGTCTTGAACAATTCAGTTCAAAAATTCCAAAACAAGATGTCTCGAAAATTATATAAAAATCGAGACAAAACAAGAGAATAAATAAATGCGGATGGTATTTGTATGGGTGGAAGAACAGCATACCCTTGGGTTTTTACGCTCAAAAATCACTGTTGAAGATAGATTTTACATAAATTTATTTTCTGTGTTCCGTCCATTTGGGCGTTTAGATATAAGTTATCAATTAAATTTTATTTATAAGGAGGATACTTTAGAATGGCGTTTAAAGTACAAAAAGCAGTAAGAGAAAAAATTTACACAAAGGTAGCACTCATGGCACCTTCAGGCGGTGGTAAGACTTATTCAGCATTAAGACTTGCTACAGGAATGAAAGAGGAACTTGAAAAGATTACAGGAAAACCTTGCAGAATCTTAATGGCTAATACAGAGGGAGCAAGAGGTAGATACTACGCTAACGAGTTTGATTATGACATTATTGACCTCGTAGAGCCTTTCAATCCAGAGCAGTTTTCAGATGCAATTGATTTTGCAGTAAATGAAGGATATGACATTCTTCTTATGGATAGCACTTCTCCTGAGTGGGATGGTAAAGGTGGATGTCTTGAATTACAGCAGAAGGCTGGCGGTACATATCAGGCATGGGGCAAGGTAACTCCTAGACACGATGCATTTATCAATAAGCTTGCAACAAGTCCTATTCACTTAATCGCAACTATGAGAGGTAAAGATCAGTATGAGATTGAGAAGGATGATAGAGGTAAGACAAGCGTTAAGAAGCTTGGCGTTGGTGCAAAGCAGAGGGATGGTTTTGAGTATGAGTTCACTTGTACATTTACAGTAGACCAGAAAACACATATGGCAGAGCCACAGAAAGATAACACTCATATCTTTGAGAATGACAATGCAACACTTCTTACAGAAGCACATGGTCAGAAGATTATTAAGTGGGCAAACACTTCTGATATTGAGCCAACAAGACCTAAGTTCACAGCATCTACAGCAGCAACAGAGCCAACAGAAGACATTACAGCAATCAAGAAAGAGATTATTTCTCTTTGTACTCAGCTTGGAGGAACAAAGAACGAAGCTCTTATGACAACATTAAAAGAGTTTGTGCCTAGCGGAAATCCAAATGCAATAAAGGATGTGCAGAAAGCAAAGGATTGTTTAGCAAAGATTAAAGAGATTCAGCCAGTACAGGCGTAATTATAAGGAGGACAAAAATACATGAATAAAGTAATTTTGATGGGAAGACTCACAAGAGATCCAGAGGTAAGAATGAGTGGAGATACAGCAGTGGCAAGATTTTCTCTTGCTGTTGACCGTAGATTCAAGAAAGACGGAGAGCAGACAGCAGATTTTATCAATTGTGTAGCTTTTGGTAAAACTGGTGAGTTTATCGAGAAGTATGGTCGTAAAGGCACAAAGTTTGTTGTAGAGGGACGTATTCAGACTGGTTCTTATACAAATAAGGACGGACAGAAGGTATACACAACAGACGTTGTTGTTGAGCAGGTTGAGTTTGCAGAGAGTAAGTCTTCTGCTGATGGTAATACAACAAACAACACTGCCAATTCAAATGCACCAACCGACACAAGTTTTATGGATATTCCAGATAGCATTGATGAGGAACTTCCATTTAATTAAAAGAGGTAGATATGGCAGATAAAAAAGAAAGAGAATATGTCTGCGCATATAAGTATTGTTTACACCACGGACAAAAGGTTAAAGCCTCTGAGTCCGTGGTAATAAACAAGAAACATTACCATTGGGATTGTGCAGGTATGAAACAAGAAATTAAAGACTGTGTAGATGCTTATATGGATTGTATAGAAGATAAAACACAGTTCCCTATTGCATGTAGAGCAATAAATACAATGGTTTTTAAAAACAAAGTACCTATAGAGTTTATCAGAAAAAATATTGAATCATCGAAATTATATTATTCAACAAAACCTGTTCAGATTCTATATGGACTTAGAAAGCTATTTTACGAAAAAGAATTTAAAGCATAGGCGGTGAGTAATTGCTAATCGAAAAAACTGACATCGAAAAAGCTAAAGATAAACTTGGCGATAATAATGCCTTTTTAATGGCAGAACTACTTGAATTAGAAAATTTTGATGACAAAAATCTGAAAGCCTGTTGTCCTTATCATAATGAGGACACTGCAAGCTTTATATATAACAAGAAAAATAAGACTTTTCATTGTTTTGGATGTAATAAAACGGTAGATATTATTGATGTCTTAATGGAAAAAGGAAACACATTCTTAGAAGCTGCCAAGTATCTATTCGAGAAGGCTGGTATCGAATACAGTTTTGGCGAAAAGGATGTAAGAACTCGTCACAATTATAGATATCCACATGAAGAACAAATAAATGAAAAAGAGCATGTAGTTGACTATTGGGGAAAGCGTGGCATTTCAAAAAATGTAATTGACTATTTGGATATTCGAGAGGATTCACATGGTAACGGTGTATTTAACTTTTATGATACAAATGATGTTTTGACTATGGTTAAGTACAGACCTGCAAGAACTGTTGAAAAACATTCTGGTCAGCCTAAAACGTGGTGTCAAAAAGATGCTGATACATCAGCACTTTTGTTCAATATGAATAGAGTTAATACATCAAAACCATTACTTATAACAGAAGGCGAGACAGATTGTGCGAGTGCTATTGAGGCAGGATATATCAATACAGTAAGCGTTCCTCTTGGAGCTGGCAATCTTCATTGGATTGAAGAAAATTGGGATTGGTTAAACAATTTTGAATCTATTATTATCTGGTCTGATAACGATGATCCAGGTATTAAAATGAGAAAAGAATGTATTTATCGTCTTGGTACATGGCGAACAAAATATATATCAACACCTGAATTCTTTGAAAAAGAGAATGGTAAGAGAGTTCCGCTAAAGGATATCAATGATTGTTTACAAGTTGGAGGAAAAGAATTTGTTATGAATCTTATTTCAGAAGCAAAGGATGTTCCTGTAAAAAGTGTTGTTGATTATTCAGAGATTGAGGAGCTTGATATTTCTCAGATGGATGGTGTAAAAACTGGCATTAAACCATTAGACGATGAGTTGTTAAAAATCTTCTATGGAACATTGACGGTATTATCAGGAAGACCTGGTAGTGGTAAGACAAGCATTATTGATCAGACAATAGCAAGGACTATTGATGATGGTAGTCCTGTATTTTTGTTTAGCAAGGAAATGCCAGAAAGAATGAGTGCAAACTGGTTTAATACAATTATCGCTGGCAGAAGAAATATGGTTGAAAGGACAAGTCGAGACAACCGTAAATATTACATAGTTCCACAAGCAATACAAAAGAAGATGCAGGCACATTATAATAAAAAGCTTTTCATCTATAGAGATGATGAGCCAAATGATGTAGATTCAGTTTTAAAATCTGCTGAAGAATGTGTTAGAAAGTTTGGATGCAAGCTGATTGTACTTGATAATCTTATGATGATTGACTTGAATTGTTCTGAAAGTGACAAAAATACGGCACAAACAAATCTGATAAATGCACTTATTAAGTTTGCTGCTAAATTCAATGTAGCTGTTGTTCTGATAGCTCATCCGAGAAAAACACAAGATACAAATTCTGATATTGAAATGTATGACATATCTGGTACTTCTAATATTATCAATCTTGCTATGAGATCCATAGGTCTTAGAAGAGTTTCCAAAAAAGAGAAAAATGATCCGAAATCTAAATGGCATAACTACGATGTGGTTTTAACTGTAATAAAAGACAGATTGCTTGGCAAGGCAGACTTCCAGATGGGATTATGGTATGACTTGACATCACGTAGATTTTATACAGATTACGATGAATATGACGCAAAATTTGCATGGGATGACAATGTATATACTGACAGGCTTCCATATGTTGATAGAAGCATAGATAACACATTTCCAGATAAATAAGGAGAATAAATTATTATGATGGATGAAGAATTAGATTTTTTACTTGGAACGATGCAATGGTCGTTTTCAAGACTGAATTCATATTATAATTGCCCTTACGAATGGAAACTCCATTACTTAGAATGTAATAAATCTGAGAATGGTTTTTTTGGAGAATATGGTTCACTTATTCATAAAATCCTTGAAAAATATGAAAAAGGTGAACTTTCCTTATTTGAATTGAATGAGTATTATGAGGAACACTTCGATGAGGATGTTCCTCACGATGCTCCACCAAATAAATTCGTAAATATTAGGCAATCATATTATGACAAAGGTATTGATTACCTTGATAACATTGACCTTGATTTAGAAAAATATGAAGTTCTTGGAGTTGAGAAAAAAGTAGAATTTAAAATTAACGACAAGGATTTTATCGGATATATAGATTTACTTGTAAAGGATAAAGAAACTGGTGAGATCATTATTATTGACCATAAATCCGCAAGTATTAAAATTCTGAAAAATGGTAAGATTAGCAAATCTGACCAACAGCATTTCTTAGATTTCAAACGACAGCTCTATTTATATTCCATCCCTGTAATAAAAGAATATGGTTCTGTTTCAAAACTTAAATGGAACATGTTTAAAGATCAAAAGTGGATAGAAGTGCCTTGGATTCAAGAAGAGTACGATGAGGCTATTCAGTGGGCAAAAGATACTCTTGAACTTATTGAAAAAGAAAAAGAGTGGCGACCAAACCCAGATTATTACTATTGTCATTATCTTTGCGGTCAGAGAAATCATGCATGTGAATATAAACCACAACCAACGAGCAAGAAGAATGAAATCGACAATAGACATTATAACCCTGAAACTGACTCATATGAGTAGGAGGTGATATTATCAGCAATTATACAGTATATCATTTACATACAGAAGATTCTTTATTAGATAGTTGTACAAATTATAAGTTATATGTAGACAAGGCAGTAGAACTTGGACAGAAAGCTATTTGTTTTACAGAGCATGGCAATATTTATAACAATATTGAGAAGAAAATGTATGCAAATGGCAAAGGTTTAAAATATCTACACGGTGTTGAGGTTTATTTGACAGCAGCACTTGAGCCAAAACAAAGAGATAATTACCATACAATTCTTATAGCAAAGAATTTTGAAGGTGTAAAAGAAATAAACACATTGGTTGACTTGTCTACACAATCAGACCATATGTACTATAAGCCAAGAATTACGTTCGATGAATTTTTTAATATTTCTGATAATGTCATTAAAATTTCTGCATGTCTTGCATCTCCATTGAGTAAATATCCTAATTTTATTGGAAAATTGGTTGATGAAAAAATAGCTGAATTAGAAAAAAATAAAGAAACAGAAGCTAACAGACTTTATACAGAACTAAATTCAGAAGCTGCAAGAAATCAGTGGATTGAAGATAGCACAATCGTTCATAACACATCTTATGAAATATATGTAGAACAATGTATTGAAAAATCCAATAATGCATTTGATTTACAGATAGAAGAAGCAAAATCAGAATTGGAAAATGCAAAGATTGTATATGACAAACTGATGAAAACATATGACTATTATGAAATTCAGCCACATGTTAAGTCTATGGATCAGATTCGATATAACAAAATGCTTTATGAGGCATCAAAAAAATATAACAAGCCTTTAATAGCAGGAACAGATACACATAGTATTGATAGTTACAAGGCTGAGTGTAGGAGCATTCTTCAGAAAGCAAAACATATTGAGTTTTCAAATGAAGATGAATTTGACCTTACATATAAATCGTATGATGAATTAGTTGATATGTTCAGACAGCAAGGCTCTTTACCTATGGATGTTGTGTTAGAAGCTATTGAGAACACTAACCGCATGGCTGATTCTGTTACAGATTACGAATTAGATACAGCTTTTAAATATCCGATTCTTTATGACAATGAAGAAGAGGTATTTGTAAAGCGTATCTATAGAATGTATCATGAAAAGCTTGATAAAGGAATTATCCAACCAGATCCACGATATGAGGAGAATATAAAAGAAGAACTTCGAGTATTTAAGAAGATTGGTATGGTTGGATTCATGCTTTTCATGTCGGAATTGGTATGTTGGTGTTGGGATAATGGTATACCAATTGGTTTTTGTAGAGGTTCTGTTGGTGGTTCAACCATTGCATATTTAACAGATATTATTGATGTAAACCCTGTAGTATGGAACACGGTGTTCTCTCGATTTGCCAATGAGGATAGAAAAGAGATTGGTGATATTGATTTGGATATTGCACCATCACAAAGACATTTAGTATATGAGCATATCATTGAAAAGTTTGGTGCTGATAAAACAGCCTATGTGTTGGCTATCGGCACGATTTCTGACAAAGGTACTATTGATGAGATTGGACGAGCTTTGAATATGCCACTTGGAGATGTCAAGCAAGTAAAAGCTCAGTATTCATTATTTACCGATGGTATTACTGATTGCAATGACAAGATTAAGAAAATTGAATCTATTGATGGATATGAAAATAATGAAAAGTGCTTAAAAGACTTGGAAGAACTTAGAAGTAAACTTGAGTATAACGAAAAATCTTTGAAGGACTTAAAAGAAAAACAATATCCTAAGTTATTCTATTATTTTGATGGTCTTGTAGGAACAGCAATTTCTCAGTCAATGCATCCAGCAGGTATTATTGTAAGTCCAGTAACGCTACCTGATAATTATGGAACATTCTGGTCTAAGGATGGCAAACGTATTTTGAGTATTAATATGGAAGAAATTCACGAAGTTTCCCTCGTAAAATACGATTTGCTTGGTCTGAAAAACATAGAGATTATCAAAGATACATGTGAATTAGCACATATTCCGTATCCAAAATCCCATACAGTCAATTGGAATGACGAAAATGTTTGGGCGCATATTGCAGATAGTCCAGTAGGTATATTTCAGTTCGAATCAAAGTTTGCCTATGATTCAATGAAAAAGTTTGAATGTCATTGCGTAAACGACTTGTCGCTTGTAAATGCTTCAATCAGACCTTCAGGAGAATCATATAGAGACAGACTATTAGCACATGAGCCGAACAAAAATCCATCAGAATTGATTGATAAATTGTTGGAAGATAATCATGGATTCCTTATATTTCAGGAGGACACAATTAAATTCCTTACAAATATTTGTGGCTTGAGTGGTAGTGATGCTGATAATATTCGTAGAGCTATTGGACGTAAACAAAAAGATCGTCTTGAAGCTGCGTTACCGTCTATTCTTGAAGGATATTGTAATATGTCCTCTCAGCCTAGAGAAATTGCAGAAAAAGAAGCACAAGCCTTTTTGAAGATTATAGAGGATAGCTCTAATTACCAGTTTGGGTTTAACCATTCAACAGGATATTCAATGATAGGTTACATGTGTGCTTATCTCAGATATTATTATCCACGAGAATTTATTACTGCATATCTAAATAATGCCAATAATGAAGATGATATCATGCTTGGCACAGAACTAGCAAAGCAACTTGGCATTACAATTCATAGCATTAAATTCAGACATTCTACTGCAAAGTATTCTTGTGATAAAGATGGTATTTACAAGGGTATTGCTTCTGTAAAATTCCTAAACGAAGATGCTGCAAATGATTTATATTCCATTAAAGATGAGAAATTTAATACGTTTATTGACTTATTGGTAAGAATTTCTGACCTCAAAGTTGATAGTAGAAAGCTTGAGATTTTGATTAAACTCGATTTCTTTGAGGAATTTGGTGGCATTCGATACTTACTTACCTGTAATGATTTGTTTTCAAAATATTATGGCAAGAAACAGATGAAGAAGGATAAAGCATTAGAGTATGGACTTGATTTTGATGTACTAAGAGAATGTTCTGGTAAGGAGACACAGAAGACATTTATGGAATTAGATAGTACAAAGCTACTTAATAAACTCTTGCAGAATATCCCAAATGAGAAAACTGATATGCGAACAAAGATTGCTTATCAGATAGAAAACCTTGGGTATGTAGATATTGTTGATAAAAAGCTGGCAGGTTATTGTGTAGCATTGGATCTCAATGTTGACTATTCTCCACGATTGAAGCTGTATGCATTGGCAAATGGTAACACAATTCCAGTAAAAATTAGTAAGAAAATATTCAAACAGAATCCTATCAGACGTGGAGATATTGTAAAAGTCACAAACCAATATAAAAAACAAAAAATGAAAAAGGTTGATGGTGAATGGCAAGAAACAGATGAGCAAGAATGGTGGGTTTCTGAGTACCAAATTTGTTAGGAGATGTAAATGAAACAGTATTATACAGACAAAAAGTATAAAGAATTACTGTCGCACATGGTTGTGTTAGTAGACACTCGTGAGAATACTAATAAAAATGTTACTGATTGGTTTGATAGGAATAACATCAAATGGAAGTCAAGAGCATTGAAAACAGGTGATTACGGTCTTATGGTTGAGAGTTGCCCTGAATTGGGCTTCTCAATCGACACCTATTTTAGTGACGAACTTTGTATTGAACGAAAGAATTCCGTAAGTGAGTTAGCTGGTAACATAGCAAATGCAACTAAAGATGATGACAGAATTTTTAAAGAATTTAATCGAATGATTAATATAGAGAAAAATTATCTTCTTATAGAGAATGACAGCATAGAGGATATTTTTACAGAAAACTATAAATCGAAATTGAATCCAACATCGTTTTTTAGAACATTGCTTACATGGCAAAGCAGAAATAACATGCACATTTATTTTGTAGAAAGAGAATATATGGGTAGGATGATATACGAATTATGTAAAAATTGTTTGGATTCCAAGATATTGAAGTAAAGGAGAAAATATGGACAAGGTAAAAGTTTTTGAAGGACTATTAAATAAGTTTGAGACAGATGAGATTAGAAATTATTGTGCTGATATGATTAAGGAAATTCCAGATTATATCTTCACAATTCCAAGTAGCACATCATTTAAGTATCATAATAAAACACAGTGTCAGCCACATGGTCAGATTTTTCATATTTTAATGTTTGCAGAAGTAATGAATTATGTTCTTGGGTTAGAGTATGTAAAAGAAAAGACCAATGAGCGACAGCGAGATTGTTTACGCTGCACACCAATTTTTCATGATGCAATTAAATGTGGGTTAAACGGTTCTCAATATACGGTACATGAACACCCAATGCTTGCAGGTGAATGGGTAAGAAATACATCTGTTGAGCATGATGTAGACGCTGATACAAAAGCATATATTGCAAGATTATGTGAAAGTCATTCGGGTGAATGGACTTCTACAAAGAGAAGTAAGACTGTATTACCAAAGCCTGAAAATGATGAGCAGTTCTTTGTACATATGTGTGATTATTTAGCAAGCAGATCAAATCTTGATATGACATATTCTGATGATGTAGTTTCTGCATTAGGTGGTGTTGATATTCCAAAGGAAGAGTTACCAGATATTGATTCTTATGTAATTACATTTGGAAAATATTCAGGAAAGACACTTCCACAAATCAAAGAAATTGATCCAGGTTATATCTCATGGGCTAAAGAAAATATGAGCAGAGAGCCAGTAAGAAGTTTATTAGCTCAACTGTAGAGAATAATACAGTAAAGGATTTCTGGAATGCCCATAAATAGGGCGTTTCAGAGACTTAAAAAGCCAAGGAAAGACGGATTTCTTTTGATTACAAATACGATATATAGTAGCGGTAGTAATGGCATACCACTATATATTGCACATAGAAATGAGGTGAGTACAATAAATGATACATGAACTAAAATCTAAAAAAGATTGTCCACCTACGGGTACACAATTACTATTATACACCAAAAATCATGGAGTGATAGTTGGTTTTTTTGATCCAAGTACAATTGAATTATGTGGTGGATGTGGATTCTTTAAAAGATTTAAAGATAAGATGTTTGGATATGATATTTATCCGCATGATTTTTACGCCTGTGAAGGTTTGGCTGATGTTTATGCTTGGTCAGAAATTCCAGAAGCTAAAATATCAAATGAGGAATTTAGAAAGTGGCGTAGAGATGAAGAAATTTCACAAGGGTTAATTGCATTTTATGTTGGATGTAACAAAACAACAATTAGTCGTTGGGAGAAAGGATAAATAAATATTTCACTTGAGTTATATGAAAGAATGATGAAATTTTACAAGGAGAATAAAGACTATGATTCAGATGAACGAAGTAATTAGAGATTTAAAAGCAGGAATTAGTGAAAGAGATGTTCTTGATGAGGAAAGAACATATGTTAGTTGCAAGTGTGAGGATAACGATGAAAACTCGTTTGTGATTAAATATCACAATTATGAGACAAAAGAAGAGGACAAGTATCGAATTATTGTAGAAAAATTATAATAGGAGGATTTATGAGCTCAAAAGACAATTCATATGCAAATACAGACAAAAAGACATTATTTTTATCTGATGATGTAGACAACGAATCTATTGGTAAATTAACATGGAGCATTTTACAACAGATTCGAGAAGACGATGAGAAAGATGAAAAAGAGAAAGATTATAAGCGTGAACCAATTAAGTTATATATCAATTCACATGGTGGATCTGCTTATGATATGTGGGGATTAATTGATATTATTCTCAATAGCAAAACTCCAATCTATACATATTGTACAGGATATGCAATGAGTGCAGCTTTTAAGATTTTCTTAGCAGGGCATAAAAGGTTTTGCTATAAACATTCAACATTTATGTATCATCAGATAAGTTTTTGGAGAAGTGGTAAATATCAGGATTTGGTAGAAGACAGAGAAGAAATGGACTGGCTGAATAAAAAGATTGAAGAATATGTAATCGACAGAACCAATCTCACAAAAGATGATATTAAGGAGATTCGTGAAAAGAAGAAAGATTTCTATATTCATTCTGATGAAGCAGTTAAGTACGGAATTGTCGATGAAGTTTTGTAAAAGTTGACTTGACGGATTTCGAAAAGGAGATGAATTATATGGCATATTGTCAGAGATGTGGTGAATATTGCCAAGACCATTATACATATTGTAAGAGATGTTATTTTGAACTTGGGCAACCATTTGGGAAAGCCATAGAAGACCTCACAAATGTAGAAAATGTGGGTGCACTATATATGGAAGATATAACTATTGTTTATCATGTGCCAAGAAAAAGGGTTTCATTAATAAATCAAATTATTAAAATAATAAAGCGAGAATCTATGGATTTCTCGCCTGTCATTTATTGGAAAGAAAGGAGAGAATAAGTAAATGAAAATGCTTGTGTTTTATCGATCAAGAGAATATACAAATGCAATCATATCTTCAACAAGGTATAAATTGCAAAATATGGATATGGCAAAAGGTCTTGACGTTGATTTTATTAATTTAGATAAAAGAAACTACATTAAGGTATTGGCTCAAATGGAAGAATTGCCACGCTTTGTATATATTTGGTATGACGAAGAAAAGGTTACAGATTATATCAATGAAACATATCCATCAATAGAAGTCTTACATTTTGATGTGGAAAATTCAGTCGAAAAACACAATAGTGGTTTTTATGGATATACAACAAAAGAATATAAGTTAGCAGATTTAATGCTTCAAAAATTTAAGGATAGTCTTGTAAAGAAAACAATGTATCAGGTTGATTCTTTATATAAAATTTCAAAAATGGACATGGATGATATGGATATAGCTTGTTCAAAATATCATTCATTTGAGACAAGGGAAGAAGCAAAACAATATTGTATTGACTGTCTTAAAAAGGAAATTGATACATTAGAAAATAGAATTGATATGTACCAAAGCAATATTAAATCTTGCAAAGCTGATTTGAAAAAGAAAAACGCACTATTAAAGAAATATGATATTAAAGCAAATTAAACGACAGTTTCTTGTGGAAATTAAGGAGGAAAAATGAACAGAATGACTATTAATGGTAAAACAATCACATGTTCAGGAACTAATGTAGTCGTCAATAATGGAAGAATTATTGTAGATGGTAAAACAATTCAAGAGTGTAATAGTGGTGATATTAAAGTCACTATCGAAGGAGATGTAAACAACATTGATTGTGGTGGATCAGTAGAAGTTCACGGCAATTCAGGAAATATTGATTGCGGTGGCAGTTGTGAAGTCAGTGGAGATGTCAAAGGAGATATAGATGCAGGTGGCTCTGTAACTTGTGGTAACGTATCAGGTGATATAGATGCAGGTGGAAGTGTGAGATGTAGAAGATAAGGAGAATAATATAATATGAAGATTTTAGCTTTAACAATTTTATTTATTTTGATGTTTTTCAGAATTAAAGGTACGCCAAGCGCATTAAGTAAAACATTGTGGCGAAAGAGAATGATTAAACAGCTCGCAAAAAGTAGAGAGAATAATAATGAAAAACCATTAAGCGATGCAATGCAAGGTGGTGCAATATTGATTGTATTTTTCATGGAACTATTCTTAATCATCTTTTATATAGTATTAGGAAACAAAATTGGAACAACTGAATTTATTGTAATGTCTGCCCTACAGGTATTTACTTGTTTATGGTCATTTGGTGTAAGCTTGTCAGAAGTAAAAACGGCTTTTAGTTACAATATTGAGGATTTTAAGTTTCACAGATTCCAGTTGTTGTTTAATGTGGTGTTAGATTATATCTATTATCCGTGGGCGATTTATATGTTACTGAGATAGTTGTTACTAATGGAGGTCAAAATGTTTGATAACTTAAGATTTTGGTGTAGCCATCACGATATTGAAATAGATGAATCAAAATTATCATATAACTATTTAATAAGTTATAGTTTTGTGAAAAAACCTATTGTTGACTTTGGGAAAGAACATAGGGATTCTGGTACAGGTAGAATGGTGTTGACATTAAAACAAAAAATTACTATGCAATCACTTAATTCTGTAGAAATATTAATCCTAGAAGAACTAAAGAAAACAATTGATGATATTGAATCTGTTTCGTTGTATAGTTTTAGTTTGCTTGAAACATAAATTTTAAATAACAGGAATCCATTATTCCATGTGGAGATTAGGAGGAAAATATGTCATTAGATAATGAACCGATGAAAGTAAGCGTAGCATTAAGAATTGCAAAACAGTATTATCCACAGGATAAATTAGAACATGCACTTAGAGTCGCTACATATGTTGCTGAAAATGAAATGATTCCATCTGAATATACAGACGAATGTGTTGCTTTAGCAATTATGCACGACTTATTAGAAGATACAAATTATAATCCAAAAGGATTACCTGAAAATTTTACCAATGCATTGAAGATCCTAACGAAAGCAAAAGAGGTATCCTATGATGATTATTGTAAAAGTATTAAGAGTGTTTGTCATATAAACTACCGTAAGTGTGCATATTGGGTTAAATTAGCCGATATGAAAGATCATTTGTCACTAATAGATACACTTACAGATAGGTTAAAAGAAAAGTATCTAGGTGGATTGAGATATTTATTATAGAAGGAATCTAAACTTTCTTGTGTAATAGAAGATGATATTCTGCAAACATTTATACGGAAGAAATAAAGAGAAGAGTATTGTTATAGGAGATATGAAACATGGAATGGAATGTTTATAGGTAT